AGGTAATGTTTTTTAAAAAAAATTTAATAGATCAGTCCATCTATTTAAAAAAAATACCAGAAAAATTTACATCTTTAAATTTAGATAGTTTAAAAAAAGATGCATATGAAAGTTTTGAAAATAAACAATTTTTAAATTCTAATGAGTTTTCTGTTTTTAAAAATTATTATAAAGCAAAAGACAACATTAATTCACGATGGGTATATGATTTAATTAGAGATTATTTTACAATTTCTAATTATACAGAACGAAGTTTAGTTAATCTTGTTACCTCTTATATTATTTTAAGTAGAGGGGCTTATATCGATTTACACTGTCATATTGACGAATATGATCTTAATAACTCTCCTGATATGTCTGCTTTAGTCGTGTTAAGTGCAGAAAAAGATTCTTTTGTAGAATTTGAATATGAAGGAGGAAGAAAAAGACAGATGAAACAAAGAGTACCTTTGATAGAAAAAGAAATAATTATTTTTAATTCAGAATTAAAACACCGTTTTTTACAAAATAAAAATATTAAAAAAACTGCACTTTTATCTTTCCAAATGCAACTAATATGATATTCTCCTAACAAATTAGAAATGATTTTAGATAGCTATTATATTTGTTTTGAAAGTGTCATACCTTCTAGAATTTGTGACTTAATTATAGAGGATGCAGAACAAAGAAACGCTCAAATAGCTCTTACAGGGGAACTTAAAAACGAAAATCTTACCGAAAAAGATATTTCTAAATTATACAAAACAAGAAATTCATCCATCGTATGGATGGATGATCCTTGGATTTATAGAGAAGTTCATCCTTTTATTCATGAGGCAAATAAAATTGCTAATTGGAATTTTGATTGGCATTATTCTGAAGCCTGTCAATTTACAAAGTATAGTGAAAGTCAACACTACACTTGGCATCAAGATGCTTTTTTAAAACCTTATAATAAACCTAATACCCCTAGTCATGGAATGATAAGAAAATTATCTGTGACAATTTCTTTAGCTGATGGAGATACTTATGAAGGAGGAGATTTGGAATTTAATTTTAATAATACAATAGACGATTCTCAAAAATTTATTGAGAAATCTGAACTTTCTAGAAAAAAGGGAACTATTGTCGTTTTTCCTTCTTTTGTTTGGCATCGAGTAAGTCCTGTAACAAAAGGAACAAGATACTCGTTAGTGGTTTGGAATATGGGATATCCATATAGATAGGATTAAAATGAAACAAAACTTTTTTGATAAAAATAATTACAATGTTGTGAAAGAAGCTATCACGCCTGAAATGGCTTTCTTCTTAAATAAGTATATTCATAACAAAAGAAAATGTTTTACTTGGATGCAAGAAACCAAAAATATCTCTCATTATGATAACTCTTGGGGGACATTTAAGGATGAGCAAATACCTAATACCTATAGTGTCTATGGTGACTTAGCAATGGAATCTTTATTAGAGTGGGTTTTACCTCTTATGAGCAAAACAACTAATTTAGAATTAATTCCCTGCTACTCTTATGCAAGAATATATAAGTATGGCGATGAATTAAAAAGGCATAAAGATAGACCTTCTTGTGAAATATCCTGTACAATGAATTTAGGCGGAGATAATTGGCCTATTTTTTTAGAACCTTCAGGAGAAGAAGGAGCGGAAGGTATATCTGTTATTTTAAATCCAGGGGATATTTTAATATATCGTGGACAGCTTTTAGAACATTGGAGAGAACCTTTTCAAGGATATGAGTGTTGTCAAGTTTTTTTACATTTTAATGATGTAAATGGACCTAATGGAATGACAAATTTAAATGACCAAAGACCCTTTTTAGGATTACCATCATGGTCAAAAAAACCTTGTTAAAAGAGTATACTACTCCACACAATTCTTTTATAGGTGGATGGTATATTTCACCCGAAATATGTGACGATTTAATTAATTATTTTGAAGCAAATAAAAAATATTGTACTAAAGGACATTGTGGAACTGAAGGTGGAAAGAGTATTGTAGATCCAAACAGGAAATTAAGTTTTGATCTGACTATAAGTTATCAAAACTTTGATGTGAGTATTGGTATTTATAGAGAACAACTTCAAGAAGTTTTAGATAATTATTTAAAAAAATACTCTTGGGCTAATCGTGTAGCTTCTTTTAATATTAATGAAAATTTTAATATACAAAAATATCCAAAAGAAGGAGGATTTAAAGAATGGCATTTTGAAAATTCGGGTCAAGCATACTTGATTAATAGACATTTAGTTTTTATGACTTATTTAAATGATGTAGAAGATGGTGGAACTGAATTTTTTTATCAAGATATAACCACTTCTGCTAAAAAAGGTTTAACATTAATTTGGCCCGCAGGCTGGACACATCTTCACCGAGGGCAGGTTAGTAAAAAAGAAAAATATATCATAACAGGTTGGTACGGGTTTGAAGAAGAAAGGAATATTAATGATTAAACCAGAAGAACTAAAAGATAAGAATTTTAAAATATTTTTAGGAATGCCTATGTACGGTGGGATGCTCACCGAGAACACAATGCATGGATTATTACAACTCCAACAATGGTCCATGGCTCGTGGTGTAGGATTACGGATGCAATCAATGGGTAATGAAAGTTTAATTACTAGAGCAAGAAATACAATTGTTTCGATGATGATGGATGCTACGGATTATGTAGCTACTCATTTACTATTTATTGATTCTGATATTGGCTTTCAAGCTCAAAACATAGAACGCATGCTTTGTTTTGATAAGGATGTAGTCTGTGGTATTTATCCAAGAAAACATATTCACTTTGAAAAGATACCTGAATTAATGAAAGCAAATCCAAATATCACTGCTGAGGAATTAGAAGTAAAGACACTAGGTTATAATTTAAACTTTGATGATCCTCAGAATGTCAAAATGGAAAATGGTTTTTGTAAGGTACAAGAAGCAGCAACAGGAATGATGTTGGTTAAAAGAGAAGTCTTTCGCACCATGATGAAAAAGTTTCCAGAACGTAAATATCAATCAGATCAAATTATTAATGGAAAGCATTTTAGTTCAGATAATTGCTATGATTTATTTTGTGCAGGTATCTATGAAACAAAGCCAGGCACGAAAAGATATTTGTCTGAAGACTATTACTTCTCTCGACTATGGCTAGAATGTGGTGGTGATATCTGGGCAGATATAGCCATGCCTTTAACTCACTTTGGAAATAGAGCTTTTAAAGGTCATGTTGGCTCTTTATTTGCTAAAAAAGATGATGTAAAGTAGGCGTCATGCCACTGACTAATTTTACAATAAAACCAGGCATTAATAAAGAAGTTACCGATTATACGGGTCAAGGACAATGGGTTGACTCGGATAATGTACGCTTTTTTAATGGCCTACCTCAAAAAATCAAAGGTTGGGACAAGTTTGTTGATACCACCATTGTCGGTGTGGTACGGGATCAGCATGCTTGGATTTCTTTAGATGGTACTAGGTACGATGCTTTTGGTACCGACAGAAAATTATATGTTTATGAAGAAGGATTAGTTTTTGATATTACTCCTATTCGAGCAACTGAAGCTTTAACGGATCCTTTTACTACAAATGGTACAGCCACTGTTTTAGTGACAGACTCAGGACATGGTTGTGTTGAGGGTAGCTTTGTTACCTTTGATTCTTTCTCTACGATTGACGGACTCGATATGAACCAAGAGTTTGAAGTAACTTCCGTCGTTAATACTTCTGCTTATACGGTGACTCATACATCAACTGCTAGTGGTTCAACAGCAGGCGGTGGTGGTGCAGGTAATGCAGCTTATCAAATTAATCCTGGTCCTAGTTTCTCAACTTCTGCTTATGGTTGGGGAACAGACGGGTATGGTTTAGGAAGTTGGGGTGAGCCTTCGACAGTTTCTAATGTCACACTGGAAGCAAGACAGTGGTCACTCGATAACTTCGGTGAAGACTTAATTGCTACAGAATTAAATGGTGGTACCTATCGTTGGGATACCTCGAGTGGCACTGGAACAAGAGCTGCGATTGTAGCGAATGCTCCTACTGCTTCACGACTTAGTTTAGTTTCAACACCCGATCGACATTTAGTTTTATTGGGCACAGAGAATACGATTGGGACACCTGGTTCACAAGATGATTTACTTATTCGATTTTCCGATCAAGAAAATATTAACGAGTATCAACCAACAGCAGAAAATACTGCTGGTTCATTACGCATTGCCGACGGATCACGGATCGTGGCCG